GTCGTCTCTGGCAAAGCGTTACGAGGAGCACACACTTGACGAGGAGCCAAAGAATCACAAGGACCATCAACATCTGAGAAAGAAGGATCCGTGATAAAAGTCATCTGGGTGGTATTTCCAACCATCTTAAAATAAGCACGCTGTTGTTCAGCAGTCATCGTCAGTTGGTTCCAGATGTGCATCCAATCACCGTATTGACGGTCAATGCGCTGACCACCGATCTCAACCTCAACTTGCGCGATGATTTGCTCACCCGGGAAGTCAAGCCACCGAGCGTAAACAGATTGGTGTCCCAAAGCAAGAGAAGTAGAATTTCCCATATATTGATTGATCTCAGGAAGAGTAATCTGAAGATAAGTGCGATATGCCAAATCACCATTTCGGCTAATCACACAAGTAACACGACGTCCAAAATCAGCTTGTCCGTTAAACGTTTGTTCAATTGACTCAATTGCAAAATTAGTATAACGACGGTAAGTCACTTTCCAGAAAGTAATTTGAGGATTTCCAGTAAGGTATACATCTTGTGCTCCATAGGCAACTAATTGCATTAAACCACCACCCATAGTTTATATTATTGCTAAAGAAAATAATTCTGATTTTTAATTTAAAATAAAAAAAATAAAATTTAATAGCATATATTATACTTATTAATTATTATTATTGATTATGATCTTAATAATAATAATATTTTATAATATGTTAAGAATTAGATAAAAAGTTATCTATATTGAAATTTTTACCCATAAAAGAAGATAAAAAATCTTCTTTAAAATATTCTTTTTTCCCTTCATGACCTTTTTTAAATATATATAAATTATTTTCTTTTTTTACAGACCATCCATTGTTTACAGCATTAAAAATAAATAACATTTTTTGAAATTTTATATTTTCTATTGAAATTTTATTTCCGTTTTCTAAAATAATATTCATATCCATTAATATTTTTATAATAACTATTTTATTGTTTTAACTTATTGATTTAGCTAAACAAATATATATTATTTAAATTAATAATTAAATAATATATTAAATTAAATACTATATGCAAACATTTAAACCAAAACCAGTAAAAAAGATAAAAAATGAAAAAAAAATGAACTTTTCTCTTGATGTAAAACACAATGAATTCCTAAACACTTTTGAAAAAGATGAAAATGATAAACTTCCACAAATGAATTACGATCTATCCTTATTACAAGATAAATTAAATTCTTATGAAAAAAAAGAACTTTCTCTACAAATAGAACAAGTAATGGAAATAAAAGATAATATTTCTGAATTAAAAAAAAATATTCAAATTTTACAAAAAAGAAAATTAAATTATTTTCTTGATAACTCTAAATATATTTTTGATTATTTCGAAAATAAAAAGAAAATTTCTCAAGGAGAAATTACAAATAAAAATACTATGCTAAATAGTTTTTTTAAAATTAACAATTCTTCTGAAAAAATAGATTCTACTAATAATAATATTTTTTCTAAATACTTGAGCAATATCGATGACTCTTTTATTAATATGGATGATTTTGTACAACAAAGTGATATTTGTAATTATTGTTTTAAAGGCGAATTAATTCCCATGGATGATGAAGGTGTATTAATTTGTAATGTTTGTTTTCGTAATATTAAATATTTAATCGAAAATGATAAACCTTCTTATAAAGAACCTCCTAAAGAAGTTTGTTTTTATGCTTATAAAAAAATTAATCATTTTAAAGAAATTCTTGCTCAATTTCAAGGAAAAGAAACTACATTGATACCAACTGAAGTTATTGAAACTTTAAAAAATCAAATTAAAAAAGAGAGAATTGATATTAAAAATTTAAACTATAATGATACTAAGTTATTATTAAAAAAATTGGGTTATAATAAATTTTATGAACATATTAATTTTATTAAAGATAAATTAGGTATTCATCCTCCCATTATCTCTCAAGAATTAGAAGATACATTATGTAACTTTTTTATTGAAATACAAAGTCCTTATGCAAAACATTGTCCAGATTATAGAGTTAACTTTCTTCATTATTATTATGTATTGTATAAACTATTTGAATTATTAGGGGAAACTACTTATTTAAAAGATATTCCTTTATTGAAAGATAGAGAGAAACTAATTGGTCAAGATGCAATTTGGGCTAAAATTTGTGAAGAATTAAATTGGGAATTTATTCCTACTATATAGTATTATCATTATAAACAAATAATCATAATACTCCAATACATAACTAATGTAAAATATAAAAATAAATATATATTATTTATTAATTAAAATTCCTAAATTTTATTATATTCCTAAACCTCCAGGAAATCCAACCAGATTAGCCCCAATACCGAATCCCGCCCCTGTTCTTGTAGAAACTCCTATATTTGGTACATAACAGTCTAATATACTAAAGGTTGCTGCCGCAGTTAAAGCAATAAGTGTTATTTCTTCTAAATTTAAAGAACGCTTAGGAATGGCATAAGCTGCGATTGCAACCATTAAACCTTCCACCAAATATTTGATAATTCTTTTAATTATTTCCGTAAAATCAAGCATATTATATATAATATATAAATACTTAAAAATTATTATATAATTTTTATTATGAATCCCCTTAATAATAAACCAAATTATGTTGATTTATTAGAAGAAGATAAACCAATTGCAGGACAAAAATTTACGTGTATTTCTTTTGTTTCACCCGAAAATATTTTAAAGAAAAAAGAAATTTATTACTTTGAAGAGTTTTTAAAGTCATGGGATTTTAACAAGTCTATGGAAAAAACTATACAATTTTTAAATTTTCTCTCTTATAAGTATAAATTAACTTTTGATGATATAATGAATGATTTTAACGAATTTGTAAAAGAAGAAAAAGATAATTTAATAAAGAACACATTGGAAGATGATTATAAAACATTTATTGACCAAAATGAAGAAAGATTGGAAAATCAATTTAATACTACTTATAGTTTTCAAACTTCTGTCCGTGGGTTAAAGGTAAGAGGTGTTTATCCTTCTTTAGAAGAAGCTGAATTAAGATGTAAAATGTTGAGAGAAATTGACCCAAATCATGATGTGTATGTTGGTCCAGTTGGGCTTTGGATGCCTTGGGAACCAGAAGCATACAAGACTGGAAGAGTTGAATATATGGAAGATGAATTAAATCAATTAATGCATGAGAAGACAAAGAATGAAACATTTGCTAAGAATGCTTTTGAACAAAGAGTAAAAGAAACAAAGAAAAAGGCAATTGAAGAAAATATTAAAAATGCTACAAAATCTGGTTCTTCATTAACTCAAAATATTGATTCTGAAGGTAACTTGGTTGGCATTAATAATATGAATACACAAGAAAAGACATTGTTGAATAAAGAAGAAAATACATCTGATATATCTGTTTCTGATATTCGTAATGAATTATTTGAAGGAGATAATATTATAGTTAGAAATACTGATTATGGTAAGAGTCTTTTAGATAGTGGTATTGTGGGATAATTATATATGATATAATATTAATAAATATTATATCATGCCAAAAAAAAGAATAACTCCTATCCGTTTTTATGATAATCAAATGGATATTATAAAACAATTTAATGATACTTTGAAATATGTAGATTCATTTTTAGTTCCAAATACTCCCAATATAGAGATATTAAAAGGAAGTAAAAAATCCAATAGTTATACAACCGAATTTTTAAAAAAAAATCCCGAAAATAAATATGCCCAACATTTATATTCTTTAAAAAATAGTGAAAATGGTACATGTATAGGGTTTTCTGAAAAAGAAGCAATTGAATTGATAAGTTGGGCTAATAAATTAATACAACATAATAAAGCAGCTATATTTGATTGGGATGGTACTTTATCAGTAATTGAAGGAGTTGTTATTCCTACTACTGAGTCAGAAATGAAAATATATCAAAATAAAAATATTTCTTTTCATGAAATTGCACATTATTATTGTGGAACAAAATATAGATTTTCTTGGTTAAGAAGTATGTTTGAATATTTACATAATAGAAATGTTGAAATATTTATTTTAACAAACAATCCAATTGCTTCTACTAAAAGAATACATGGTTTAGGGAAAGAATCCAAAAATAATTTTTATAGAGTTGCAAAAGAAATTATACCTTGTTTAAAAAAAGAAAATATATTATGCGGTTATGAAACAAATGGATTCAAACCTCATACTTTTTTAAAAAATAAATACTTATATAATTTATATTCAAGCGTACATAATATTTTATACAATAGTATTCCATAATTTTTTATTTGAATTGTAACTGATATATGAGTATTTTATAATTAAAATGCAATATTTGAAATAAAATTATTTATTATATATATGAACTATTTCAGAAATAAGTTAAAAGAACAAAGTGATAATTATAATCCAGTTATTAATAGAGATTCAAGATATTTTGGATTAAAAGATTATGCCAGAATGTATATAAGAGCAATTGATAGATATAATCAATACAAATGTGTTAATAGTGCATTTAGATATGATGAAACCCTATCAATGAGTCAAAAAAATGAAATTATGAAATTATGTGAGGAAAATATTAAAAAAATTAAAGAACTACAAAAATATAAATTTAATAGATTTACAAATGCATGTTTATCTTCAAAAGATAAAACCCCAAATATTAGATATGAAGAATGCATTGACCATTTATTTAAATTAGTAGATGGTCAATATGTTTTAATAGATAATACAAATAAAAAAAATATGGAAATAATAAATCGTATAAAAAGGTTATATGTTGATGAGTATAAATATTTTACAGAAAATGAATGGATTAATATATTAGAAAGATTTACACAAGTTTATTATGAAGAAAAAGAAAATAGTAATTCAGAATCATCTATGCCTCCATTATTAAATGTTGATGATTTAACCCCTCCTTCTTCTATTAATTCTTCTATTAAAGATAGTTCTGAAGAAAAAGAAAATAGTAATTCAGAATTATCTATGCATCCATTATTAAATGATGATGATGATTTAATCCCTCCTCTTTCTATTAATTTTACTATTAAAGATAGTTCTGAAGAAAAAGAAAATAGTAATTCAGAATCATCTATGCCTCCATTATTAAATGATGATGATTTAATCCTTCCTTCTTCTATTAAAGATAGTTCTGAAGAAAAAGAAAATAGTAATTCAAACTCATCCATTCACGAATTATTAGATGTTAAATCTAAAAAAGAAGAGCCTCTAATGATAAGTAACAAATCAAAAACACAAAAAGCAAATATGATATTTAGAGATAAAAAAAATGGTAAGAATAGAATAACAAAAACTCAAAGAAAAAAAGAAAAAAAAGAACAAAGAAGAATACAAGAAGAAAAAAAAAGAAGAATACAAGAAGAAAAAAAAAGAAGAATACAAGAAGAAAGAGAAGAAGAAGAAAAAAGAGAACACATATTATTTTTAGAAAGTCAAATAAATAATGAAAAACAAAAATATAATCAGCAACCAAAATTTACAAAAGAGATAAAAAGAATACAAGAAGAATTTAGAGAACAAGTAAAATTAAATGAGGAAGAAGAAAAAAATGAGAAAAACAATATAGAAAAAATAAATAAAGAACAAAAACAAATAATAAAAAAAATGTTTTCAGGACATTTATATCAATATTATTTTGCTGATAAATATGATGATTTAAATAATGATATAATTAATATTCAAAAAAGAATAAAAGAATTAAAACATGAGGAGAGAATATTCAAATTATTAACATTAAATAATGAAATAAATACTATAAGCTTACAACAAAGTTTTAAATTATTAAAAATTATAGAATTAGAAATTACAATGTATAAATTACGTAATTTACCAGTTGAAATTGAGAAATGCGAAAAAAATAAACAAATATTACTAGATGAAAATCAGAAATTAGAAAAAAAAATAAAATATTATAATGAACAAAACGAGAAAGATAGAGAAAATAAAAGATATATAACTAGACTAGAAAATGAAATAACAGAATTAAATAAACAAAAACAAAAAATATTCGATGATATGTCTGAATATTCTAAAGTTGTAGGAGGTAAAAAACCAATGAGAAAAAGAAAAACAATTAAGAAAAGATAAAATAATTATATATATTATATATGCGTGATTATTGGTTTTATCCAAGTAAAGAACAAAAATTAAAAAAACAAAAAGAAGATTTTAAAGAAAAATTAATAAAATTATTTAAATTATTAAAATTTCATAATAATTGTAAAATATCTCTTCAATGTTTAAACCATTATTGTAAAGATAACAAAGATAATACTAAATGTATAGATATAATGAGTATTACAAAAAAAGAATGTTTTAATAATATTGATGATGTAAATAAAAAAATTAAATTATTTTATAGTGATAAAACTAAATATACATTTTATATTAATCAAACTATTGAAGGAAAAACAAAAACTAAAAAAGTAGAAATATATTTTGATTCTTTTATAACAAGACTTATGACTTATGATAAAGACACTGGATTTTATATATTTCATTATTCTCAAATTGATTATTATGAACAAGTATTAGTATATGAACTTAAAGTCTTTACTAGCGATGAATGGAAAGAAATAGAAAAACAATTTGATATAAAATATTTTAAATGTGTATTACCAGACGATGATGATGATGATGATGATGATGATGATAAGGATGAACCCTTTTTCCCAGATAAAGATGCTGAAGCTAATAAAGATGCTGATAAAGATGATAAAAATATAAACCGTATTTTTCATCCAACTAATGCAGGAATTGACTATATGAAAAAAACTTCTGAAGAAATGAATCAAGAACAAAATGAAGAACTAAATGATGAAAAAAATGAAGAAATGAATAATGCAATTAATAGTCAAGGGGGAAGAAAAAGAAGAAGAACGATTAGAAGAAAAAGAAAAACGATTAGAAGAAAAAGAAAAACGATTAGAAGAAAAAGAAAAACGATTAGAAGAAGAAAAAGATAATTTACCAATTATTTTTCTTTTTTACATTTATTTTTGGCCCTTGTCCTCTTTTCTTTACATTATTTGGGTCATACATTTCATCCTCATCATCTGAATTAATATCTTTACTCAATTCCCAGAATTCTTTACTTCCTAATTTGAAATCATTATGTGCTTCTGCTTTATACCAAAATACTTGTTCTGATAATTTATTTGATTGAGCACTATTATTAATAACTAAACATTCATAATTTTCAGTGCATTGGTCCATGACTTGACAAAATGATTCAAATGTAGGAAACATTCCAGCATAATTTTCATAAATTCTTTTACGATTTGATATATATGGTTCTCTTAATATGAAGACATAGTCAATATTAGTTCGCAATGTGGGAGGAATACCTAATGGATACTGCATAGTAATAATTAACATGATACGCCAATGACGACCATTCATAAAAAGAAGCCTCATCATCTTATCTCTTGTCCATGTTCCATCATATAAACAATCATCCAAAATAACAAATGACCTAGGGTCAATATTACTTTTCTTATATGTTTCTATTTCTCTCTTTATTTGCTTTAATACAGTTTTTTGTCTTTTTAATATATTTTCTATGATTGCAGTATTGTATTCATTATGAATAAATAATTTAGGAACCATTTTTCCATAATATCCATTTCCTTCTTCTGTTCCAGCTACAACTACTCCAATTGGTATATCTTGATGATAATAAAGAAGGTCTCTTACTAAATAACTTTTACCAGTTCCTCTTCTTCCAATTAATACGCAGACAGGAGCTTTCATTTCATTTGGTTTAAAACTTATTGATTTCATATCAAATTTTTTTAATTCTAATGTCATAAAATTATAAATGTATTTTTTATAATTTTATTACGCATATATAGTATAATTTGTATATTATTCTTTTATTAAATAAATAAAGCATTTATTAGTATAAAATTAGTATTAATAATATATTATTTAGCTAAAATGAATAA